AGACATCTACTTTTCTAACATCATTAACTTTAGTAGATTTTTTATCGTTTCCATGTACTTTACCTTCCCATTTTTCTACAGTCTCAGATTGTCTTTTAATCATCAAACATTCTGATTGGCTCAAAAATTTATGAATGTTTTTAAACATCTCAGGCTTGGGATTGTTTGGTTGTTGTAAGTACATACTATCCCTCACACGCTATACATTCCACGTCATCTAATCTTATACGTGGGACTTTAGTGTTTACATTCTCTACATTTCTAGCTGCATTAGTTCTGAAGTAATACAAAGATTTTAATTTATTCATACCATACCAGTGTACATCATTTACATACTGCATGTATTCATCATGCACTTCTTGTGGTTCTGTACTTTTAGGTAAAGTAAAAAATAGGTTGACAGACTGTGCTTGACACACAAACTCCTGTCGTTTAGAAGCATGTTCTATAATCCATATTTGATTTATTTCATTTGCTGTTTTAAATATTTCTTTTTCATCATCAGTAAGAACATCTAAGTGTTGGACTGAACCTTCGTTGGCTGATATATCTTTCCAAACTTTATCTAACTCTTTACCTTTTAAACCTTTACCTTTTAAAAGCTTTTCTAAATATTTATTTTTAACTTGGTAGCTTCCGGATAAAGTTTTGTGAGTATAGCAGTTAGCCCTGTAAGGTTCAATACTAGGAGAAGTACCACTGCAGATAATGCCACTACTAGCATTAGGAGCAATAGCAAGGAGATTAGCATTACGCTTACCACTACCGTGGATATCAGGAGCCTCACCCCTTTCAATAGCCAACTCTTTAGTCGCTTCCTTTGCCTTTCCTTTAATGTAAGTAAATGCCTTAAAGTTAAACCCAGTTGCGTAAATCCCTTCGAAAGGTAGCCCCCTAGATTGAAGATAAGCATGGAAACCCATAGCACCGAGACCGAGACTCCTTTCTCGATACGCTGAGTAGGCACTCTTGGTAAAGCCTTCTTTACCTTCTTTAACATATTTTTGAAAGCGTTTAAAATTTGCACTGTATTCTCCTAGTTGTGTAGTATCTATTGCATTGTCAATGTAATGTTGTAAAACATTGTCAAGCATGGTTATTAAATCTTGTATAAAGTTATCGTCTTTTGACCAATCATCAAAGTGTTCTAAGTTTACTGAAGACAAACAACATACTGCTGTTCGTTCTTCATCTGTTGGCAATGTAATCTCTGAACATAAATTACTTTGGCGTATCTTAAGTCCTAAGTCTTTTTGTTTTTGAGGTAATGCATCATTACATGCATCAATATTTATCATGTAAGGCTCACCTGTTTCTGCTCTAGCATGTATGATTTGCCACCATAAATCTCTAGCATTTATTATCTTAACAGCTTCATTAGTTTTAGGGTCTATTAATCTCCAGTCCTCATCGTTTTGAACTGCTTCAAGAAACGAGTTAGTGATATTTATACCATTATGTATGTTAAGATTTTTTCTGTTGATATCCCCACCTGATTCTTTTCTCATGTTTATAAACTCTTCAATCTCAGGATGACTTATATCCATGTAAGCTGCGTAGCTACCACGTCTTGTTGTGCCTTGATTAAAGGCTAACATCTGTGAGTCTACAACGTGGATGAAAGGAATGCTTCCAGTAGAACGACTCCCATGAGTAGTTGAAATACCATTGCTCCTAATATCGCCCCAATATCCACCGATGCCTCCACCTGAACTTGCCAACCATATATTCTCATCATAGTGAGCAGATAAACCACCCCTACTGTCAGGAACATAATTGAGGAAGCAACTGATAGGAAGCCCACGACTTGTACCCCCGTTACTAAGTATAGGAGTGCTGAACATGAACCAACGAGAGGAAGCGTAGTTGTAAAGTCTTTGAGCCAGTTCAAAATCTGTCTCGTTCTTGTATGTTGCTCCGAAGACCGAGGCTCTTGCGAATGCTTCTTGTGCATGTGTTTCTCCTTCCCAAAAATATCTATCTTTGAGTGTATCTAAACTAAATTTGTCAAATGTTTTTTCTTTGTCGTAATCTATTTCAATTCCTAAGTAAGGCTTAGTTCCTATTTTATCTTCCACCATTATCTTGTTCCTTGTTGTTTACGTAAATAGCTATTATAGCATAATGTATAATTTTATACAAGTCTAAATTGTTTTTTCCGTCTTTCTTTCCAAACCTCATAGCATACTTCATAATGTTTCCAAGACAAAAGCCTTCTCCATATCCTGAATCAATTATCATATCAGTTGCTTGGTACTTACCATTAGCATAGTGTTGGTCATACGTATTACCTACATAAGCCTTTAGTTCATTTAATATTTTATCTTCGTTGAATTTATAATTCACTACTTCTCCACTCCTTTGGTAAACTTTCTTCGTTATACCATGTAAAATTATTTGTCTCTGCCCATTCAGCATGAGTTCTTTTTGTTCCGTCTTTTCTTTTTTTAGCTTGAGGCATAGGTGCAAAAGGTTTTTGAAATAAAAATACTAATTCATAATCTTCAGGCAAAGCCTCCCTTATATGTATGTACTTACTAAACTCTGCGTAATCCCAAAACCTACCTTTAGCTTCAATTAAAATAGTTTTGTTATCTATTATCTTAACAAAGTCAGGCTCATACTTATGCTTAACAATATAGTCTATGTTATCCCAATGATGTTTCCAATCTTTAAGAAGAGTCTGATGTATTTCATATTCCCAAATACTATCATATCCTTTAGGTACTCCAGTCTTTTTAGGTCTAGGTTTTCTTGGTACTCTTCTAGGCATTATCAATAGAAGAGTCGTAGTTTTTAACTAGCTTCCAATATGTTAAGATACTATTAAACATAGCTAAATGTTTTTCATGAGATTCATCATCCCATATATGACATGATATTAAACCTGTATCTTTTCTATCAACAAAGATAGAAACTCTTTGTGGATTATCAAAGCCACAACCCTGTGCATAAGCAGACAACTGCATACCATGTTCATCATACACTAACTTAGATGGGTCTTTGCCTTCTAAGTTATCCTTAGTTTTAAAGTCTACAAAGATACCAGACTTAGAATATAAATCTATCTTACCACCATATCCTGAATCAGCACAGAAAGAATCTTCTGCAATCCATTCTTCATCAGGAAAGTTTTTATCTAACCAAGCTTTGATTTTCTTGTAAGGTTTTGTTTGACCTAAACCTAAGAAACCTTTCTCAATTTGATAGTGTATTTTAGTACCTTGTTTGGCAGCTTCCATACCTATCTTTTTAGAATCATGTTTACATCTATAAGAAAAAGAGTCAAGAGATTCTCCCTCGTATCTCTCTAAAGTAAGAGCCGAGTTGAGTGCTTGATTTATTTTCCAATTTTCTAATGAAGGTTTAGCTATCATACCTAGTATGGTAGTGACAGAAGGAACTAAGTTTTCTTTCTTAGCATCTCTAAGAGTTGTGTTCCTTTCTTTACCATTAGCACCGATGATAGTATACATTGGTTCACCCTCTTGAGTATACCAATGTCCTGACTCAGACGTAAATTTATTATAGCTATCTAATTCAGTTTTGTCAATCTCTTTTTTATTTTCCACGATGATTTACCCACCTTAATTTTCTTGTCTCAGGAATGAATAGTAAAAACCTTACACCTGCTTCTACTTGTTCCGGAGTTCTTGTTGATTTTGATTGCCAAATAGCACGTTTATTTTTTCTTCTTTTTATACCTGCTGTTTTAACATCGACTAATTGTACCATACCTTTAGGGTCTCTGACTACTAAGTCAATGAACCCATCACATCCACAGTTTCTAAATACTTCGTATCCGTTATCCCATAACCAAGTTACAGCATAATATTCTGCTAGGTCTCCTTTTCTACTGGATGATTTTTCTTTAATGTGTTTCATACCAATTCTCTCCTATTTTATATTCTCCTGTTAAAGGGCAACGCATGTTAAAGTGTTGACTTGCTTTCTCAATAGCTTCAACTCCTAGTTGTCCTACAAATTCAGCTTGAGATTCTTTCACTTGTATCTGCCATTCGTCATGAATGTTAGCTACAAACTTAGCATCAATAGCATTTAAGTTTATTAAATCTTGTAAGATACACATGGCTTTCTTCATAACAATAGCACCTCCTCCTTGTAATAAGGTATTAAGTGCAGCATGTTGACTACGTACATATATCTTACGACCATCTAAACCTTTGAGGTATCCACGTTCAGATGCTTTCTGTACTTTTTCTTTTAGATTTTTAAGTGATGGTAAGTTCTTAAAGAAAGTTTGTTTAAGTTCTTTACCTTTCTTTAATCCACCACCTGCAACACTACCTATCTTAGCATCACCTGCACCATATACCAAAGCATATATGAATGTTTTGGCTTGGTCTCTAGTCTTTAGACCTGCAAGGTTTTGATTGGTAGTATGTATATCACCATTAATAACTTCTTCAATATAATCAGAGTCATCCATGTAATGTGCTAACATTCTAAGTTCTAATCCACTAGCATCTATACCTACAAGTTTATATCCATCAGGTATAGTCCAACATGAACGACACTCTTTACCATATGGACTACCTGCATTAGGTACTTGTGCCATGTTAGGATTTCTGTGTGTCATTCTACCTGTGATAGTTCCGTTGGGTATTACACTACCATGAACTCTATCATCTTTAAGTTCATCTATCCAAGATGTAACCTGTGCTATACGCTTCTGATATAGTAAGAAGTCTGCAATCAACTTAGCTTCTCTAATGTGTTCAATCTTTTTCAGAGTACCTTCATCTACAATAGGCTGTCCTGTTGGTGTAAACTTTTTAGGAACCCAACCAAAATCAATTAGATATTCTCCAATTTGTTTACGACTACCGAGATTAAAGTCAACTAACTTCTGTCTCATAAATGGTTCAACATTTTGAGTTTTGATACACTTATCATATTCTTCATCAGTCAATCCACGTTTAGATAACTCACCATCTTTTCTTACATAAGGTGTAACTAATTTATCATCAACTAACATA